CCCCGATTGCGGCTGTTTGACAAAAATTATCTTCGTCTAGGCGTTTTCCTACCCATTCTGCTACTTCTTCGTCTCGTCCATACACAAGTGTTTTCATCGGCCTGAGTAGTTTAGAGCTGCAATGATTTCATTAAGCTTAACAACAATTTCTGCATTTGTGGCTGCTGGCGGAAGCTGGTTAATCTGAGATGTACCATTACGAACGCCAGTCATAATCTCTATGTTTTCCCGAACTGCGTTTAAAACCTGTGTCAAAGTTTTGTCGCTAGATGAATACGGCGGTATAGCTGGTTTCTTAATCATGAAACATTCCTAATTTCGCCAATTCCGGTACCCATAATAAATGACCGAACTGGTACGTTTCCAGTGATTTCGACTTCCCAAACATAGGATTTACCAGTAACAGGGATTCTAATAGGTTCTTGATTTAGTACACCAGTGTTATACACCTGCACACCATCTGCATAAAGAATAATATTTATGTTTCGAACATCTGCTTGGGTGGGTAAGTCAGCCAGAATACTACCGTTAAGTTCAAAACTATTTAGTACAAAGTCATTTAAATCACCACCTAAACCATTGATGGCTGCTGCAAACAAAGCTTGATTACTGGCAATAATAGACGCTACATAAGCGTTATACGCAGTCTGGTCATCTAAATATTCGTAGTTAGCCTGTACTTTAAACACCGCGAAACTAGTAGGGTTTGGTAAAACAAACTTCTTGGATTTCCATTCGTAAAGAGTGTTATTAACCAAGTCAGAATCTAATTGATAAATTAAGTTATCAAACAAAGACACCGCATAAATATTACCTGTGCCACGGTCAACGTACACCGCAGTTGCATCAAAACTCAAGAATGATAACGGTGGAATATCTCCACGGGCTAAAACCAGGGCTTCAATACCAGTGGATGTGTTGTGGAAACACATATACAAATTGTTGTAAATAACACCCAACATACTAGTTGGTGTAAGTTCTTGCCACTCGTCACGGGTGTATAGTGGAGTAGTGATAATGTCCTGTGTACCAGAACCGATAGATACCAAGCCGTTAGGAGATGCGTACAGCACACCATACTGGTCAGAAGCAATTGAACGCTTTGATGCGCATGGTTGTGGGATTGGCAGCTTAGATTGTGTCATGGCAGCTGGAGTAGTACCAGTAATTAGATACGGATACTTAGTAGTCATAACAACCACTGTGGTGTCGTACACACCTAAACCAACAATGGGGTATTCCACAGACAGTGAATAACTAGCCGGCCATGCATGGGGTAAATATGGTTCACAGAACCAAACTTCGTTATCCTTAAACCCAGCCAAAATGCCGTTAGGCATAGCTACTAAACCTTTTAAATTACTAGGTGGTGGCTCGTACTCAAGTGTGGATAACTGTTCTCCAAGCTCCGTTACTGATTTTGAATCCACGTAACTGGTTGTAGCTACTGGGATTTCTGCCACAAAACTGTATGTTACTGATGTTGCGCCAACAATTGTTCTGTAGATTCTACGAGCTGTAATGTTATACCCAGTTGTTGGAGCTGTCGCAAAACCATTAACTGTAACCGAACCTGTAACAGCAACTGTTACAGAACCCGCTGGACTAGGACCAGACTCTTCTTGCACTGCACCAAAAGTAGAAACATACGTATAAACATAAGCTCTATTTTCCGTTGGAGCGGTTGTACTAGATGCTGTTAGTGTTGGGGCTGCCGTTGGGTTTGGAACGCCCATATATAACCAAGAATCTGGGAAGGGGTCTGTACCTGTTCCACCTGTTGTAGCTAGATTCCAATTAGTCTTTTTAGGTGCTCCATCGCCTGTGTAGTAAATACGATAATCAGAAATATCTGCTACAGGGCCTGGAACAACATCGACATCCGAAGCCCATGTTAACCACTCTGATGCACCGCCGGGGCCTTCAAGCTTATAAATAGTCTGTACGCCTGGTGTTACTGGGGCATCAACAACTGTCGGTTTTCTCCATGAACGAAGTTCACGAGATTGTAGTTTTACGTTACTTGCTGTTTGGGCTTGATTGCCCTCAAGCTGGGTAGGGCCAGTTCTAGGTACTGTACCTGAAAAGTTATCAATTTTAAGAACTGGCATAACCTACCCTTTTTAATTACTCAGCTTGTGCGATTGCAGCAGCGATGTCATCTTCTTCAGAAACCATGCTGGCTTTTACTTTCGCCTTTGTAGCTTTAGTTGGTTTTGGTGCTTCAACAGGAGCTTCTTCCAATGCTTTTAACATTGCTTCACCCTCAGGGGTAATGAAGAAAACACCTTCTTCGTTGATTTTACCAACAAATACAGCGTTTGCACGTTCGCCGGCGATATAATTTCCACCAACTTTCGATGCTTTAAGTTTGTCGACTAAGTCTTGTTTTGTGTAAGCCATGTGTTACTCCTTTTGTGGTTGAGATAATGCTCTGATACTATTTATTTGAGCTGCTGCTTCCCGGTACTTTCCGTGGTTTTCAATGATTGCGGAGAGGACTTCAGTAAGGTTAACGGAGGAAGTGGTTGTGTCAAAGTCGGAGGGATGTGTGTCATTACCTGTGGCACTGGCGTTGAACAAGCGGACAAAACTATTAGGCACAACACAACTACTAATATTAGCCATGGGTTGTAAAGATATTGAAGAACTCCTTTGCGCTTGGTAGTCTGTTGTTCGACTTCTTTCGTCTCTGGTTCTGGCAAAGAAACTGGCTGCTTGCTTTTCGGCTCTGGTTTTTTCCTCGGCGTAGGCTTTTTGGTAACTGGCTTCTTGCTTGGCGATTTTGGCTTCGTAGTGATTTTCTTGGTAGGTGTAGGCAAGATAAACTCCTGTTATAAAAGAAAAAAATACTGCTCCTGCAGTGATAATTAAATTCCTAGACATTGTTTATACTCCTGCTCTCGTCTTTTTACAAGCCCTGGTAGAACTTTATTACCGGCATACACCCATTTTTTTAGTTCGGCACAGGCACCAACGTAGTCCTGTGAATTGAGTTTTTTTACCAGGGTAGAACGACAAAACGCTCCTACCCCTATGTTGTATGTAAACGACAGATATGCATCAAATTCGTTTTGTGCTAAAGGAACTTTTACACATGAAATCATACCCTTAGCGTGTTCATCAGCTGAAACTAACAACTGTATTAAAGCACGTTCTGGAGTTGTTTTTTGCCCTGGTTTTACACCCTTTGTTTCACCAAACCCTATGGTTGGTATACCAACAGCGTCCGAATAAGTCTGCTCTACATACCCTTCGTGGGTAGCAATAGCCACTAAAGTAGAAGCTGTAATTACTAGCGATGCAATAGCAGCACGAGGTTTATTTATCATCAATGGAGTCATGGGTAGCGAAACGAAGAACAGTAACAACTACTGCAATAACTACACCTATCACGGCTTGATAATGTGGTTCGACTGGGATTACAAAAACAAAACCCTGCAGGACGGACAGAACTGCTACAACAATCGCAAACCAAATTGTCTTTGACCTAAAGATTTTCACTTTAAATTGCCAGTGCCAGCTAACCAAGTAATCAAAGCAAGAACGCCTAACCCTATGATGTAGAACGCTTTTTTAACAACGCCTTTACCTACAGAAATGTAGACGTTCTCAATAACGCGCTCGGTAACACGCTCAACCAGGTGTTCAATCTGTTCGTCAGTCAACGGTAATTTGTTGTCGCTCATAATACTTCCTTAAACTGGAGAAATAATTTCAACCCAAACCAACTCTGGCTCAGACCAATAGTAGTTGCCTTGTGTTGGCTTTGGTGTAGGTGGTTGCCAGTCATTATTTGAATCTAACTTCCATGACTGGTACGGCGCTGGGTCAATAAATTCATTAATGTCTGCTCTGTAAGTACCGCCAAGAACAGCTGGGCGTTTTGCATCTGTATAGTTAATAAACAACGTAGGGTCACCACAAACCCCATTTGCTACCATTTCTGGGATTGCATCAATGGTTCCTGTTACAACGCCGTTTTCTACTTTAGCAAAATATGTCATATGTGTTTAATAAATAATTGTCACAAAACCATTACCGCCTGAACCGCCGTTCAGACCTAAGTTATCGCCGAAATAAGTGTGGGCAGAGCCACCGCCACCGCCACCGCCGTTTGTTCCTGGTGAACCTGGGTTATCTCCGTTTACTTTAGAACCACCTGCGCCACCTGCGCCATATGAATTTCCGCCAGCCCATCCAGGTACATCTGCGCCGCCTGTATTACCACCTAAACCAGTACTACCATTTGAACCGGCTCCTGAAGCAGTTCCGCCAGCTCCACCAACAGCAACGCCAGCACCATAAATGCTACCGCCTGAGCCACCAGCTCCGCCGTTTAATGTAATCGTGCCTGCTCCAGACCGTGTAATAGTTGTTGCACTACCAGAGTTACCGGTAATACCATTGGAATAAACACCACCAAAACCGCCACCGGCACCGCCAGTGCCAATTGAGCCAGTAATACTTGTACCAGGTGTGGTAGATAGCGTGATGTTATTCATGTACGCACCACCACCGCCACCGCCACCAGGACCATAAACACCAGTGTCAGCATTTGAAAAAGAACCTGAGCCGCCACCGCCACCGCCACCAGCAGCATAAATTCTTACTGAAGTTACACCAGCCGGTACAGCAAATGAGAAAGAACCTGATGTGTATGTAATAGCATTAGCATTAACTGGAGTAATAGACACAAACCCTGTACCACCTAACCCCGGACATCCGTAAGCAAAGTTACCGCCGTTGTTTGCACCGCCGCGACCATAACCCTGGCCGTTATCACCACCTTGGTTTTGAGCAAAATCGTTGAATCCTGTACCAGCAATACCAGCAGTTCCATTAGGAGAACCGGCTGCACCCGCTGCACCGTACGGCCCGCCGCCGCCATTACCACCACCACCTGCATTTACCAGCACAGTTCCACCACGTCTAATTTGTGATGCGGTTCCTGCGGTTCCTGTAATACTAGATGTAGAACCCACGCAAATCTGACTACCGTTAAAATAACTTGAACCCTTAAGGCCACCAGCACCGCAAATTACAGTTAACGTTTCACCTGGTGTAACCGCTACAGTTTGGTTTAATAAATAACCACCTGAACCGCCAGAGCCACCTTGAAAGTTATCTCCTGAAGATGAACTACCTGAACCGCCACCGCCACCGCCAACAATTTTTGGTACAAGAATAGAAGTTACGCCAGCTGGAACTACATAAGAATAAGTACCTGACGCGGTGTATGTTACTGGGCCTGTTGAATCTGGATAAAACTGTTTACCAATACCACCTTGTGTAATTAACGCAGCTGATGGGTTTTTCCAAACCCCGCCTTGTTTTACATACATGGTTAAGACTTGTTTCCAAGTCCCGGACTGTTTTACATATAACTTAGGCATTAAGCCACCTGATACCAGATGTCGCCGTCGTTACCACCGGCCGGGCCAGAAGTAGAAACTGTTCTTAATCCAAACCCGTTGTAGCCTGATGTAGGGCTAATTGTTACCCCAGAACCTAAATTACCTGCAGTAGTAATACCAGCAGACCCTGTTATTGTTGTTGTTACTGGTGCTTTTTCTGTATCTAATTCCGCTAGAGCTGCTTGAACGTTTACTGCCGCAATCGCGCCTGTTGGGGTAAAACTAACCGCAGAAGCTGCGTGAGCACCTGTAGGATTAGAAATGTGAGCATTAATTAATGAGCCGGCACTTGCGTCTGAATAGTCTTCAGCGTCTTGCAATAGTGCTTGTAATGCTGCAGCTACTGGGCGAAGTTCGAATCTATCACCACCCACGAAAGCACGGGCTGACGTGTTATCCTGAGCACGAACAATGGTAAGAACGTCTGTTGCACGAGCTGTAACTTTTACGATTTCTAGGTTATTTGAGCTATCCACAATGGTTGCAAAGAAAAACTCACCTGCGGCCAAAGACGGAAATTGCCCACCCTGCCCTGTAGTCAGAGTAATGGTTGTAGATGACGTAGTAATAGAACTAGCTAAAGTTCCCGACGCATTGTTGGTAAATTTGACCGGCATGGCTTAACTCCTAGAATTATGCTTATTTTACATGGTTATACCATAATTTATCAACTTAATGTTAGACTTTAATGTGCCAACCTCAATCCAGGGGAGCTATGTATTCAACAATGAACCCAACTTGTTGGTCGCTCCAAGCAAATATTCTGTCGTTATAAGCAAAATCAGACAGTAAAACCTTTTTATCAGCCGGGATAGTGTCATAATGTTGCGAATACTTTACCCACTGTTGTGTGTTGGTAGCAAAATCATATTCGCTAAAAGAAACATCATCACCTGTTGGCATGTAATAAGTAATAGGTTCGTCGTTCTCATAGTAAACGTAGTCATACGTAACGCCATTTACCGCTGCATTTTCCTGAAATAACTCTATTCTATTGTCTGCAAAAACTCGAATTACAAAATCACCGGACACAAAAGATTGGCATAAAACCTGTTTGGTTGTAGCGTTGTAAACAGAATTTAAGTAAAGACATCCTGGTTTGATTGTTTCTGCAAGTGCCCTTTGCTCTGGAAATACAACACTATTTGGCCAAGCACCGGAAAGATTTAAAGAAATAACTGAGTTTGTTTCGAGTTGATTTATAGTTAAAGCCATGATTTACCTTATATTCATACCCATAACAATACGTTCTTTGTCGCTGGGGTTTGGTTGAGTTTTATGGTACAACCAAGCAGGAAATAATACAAGTTTACCAGGTGCTGGCTGTTCTACGTGGTCAAAAAAATACCGACCCTGTTTAGACTCTTGTTCGCTGTATATTGGCAAACGACCTTTAATAACTTCTAACGGGTCTACCATAGCAATACACCCCATATCGGGAGTTGCATTTACATAAAAAGAACCTGCTATTTCAAAAGGACTGTGGTTGTGGTGAATAATGTTCCCGCCTTTTGGTGTTAGGTTAGCCCACATGTGTTCTATGTTTGGCCTCATATGTACGTTATAGTCAAGCTCTTTCCAGTAATTCTGAATCTGTTCCTGTATCCAGGTGATTACTTGTTGGTGTTTAATGCGCCTATGCAAGTCTCGCATCTCAAACGGTTTACTACCTTCAAGACAATACGAACCATTAAACAAGCGATGGTTACCAAACTTGCGTGGGTCTTCTCCAAAAAAGCTTCTTATTTCAGTTTCTAAAGATGCTTGAATTTCTTCGTAGTTAGGAAACTGAGCTGTATAAATCTTAATAGGAAATATTTCTTTAATCATTTTATATCCTCGTACGGGTACTTACCGCCCCATTTACTACACCTTGGTTGTGAAGTGCACTCTCTACAAAACGGTATATTTACAGGTTTGCCGTCGTGCCATGTTATACCTTTTTCATATGAGTAGCCACGGCCTTTAATAAATGTTTCAGGTTTATCTTCTTGAAATCCTTGAGGGACACCTTCTTCCCAAACGTTTTTTATTAAAAATGTAGCCACAGACGGAATAGTTGGATGCATACCAGTGCCACAAAAATCCTGACATTTTGCTGAATCCAGCCAAAACGGTTCTTTTTCGTTGTGAATAGCTCCAACAGGACATGCTTTAGCACAGTCGTCACAGCCTTCGCAACGACTCCACATTTGCGTGTTTACGCGTTTGTTAGTAGGTATATCAACTATTTCTTCGTCAAATCTAATGACGGTAATATGGCAATCAAACCCAAACTTGTAAGAATAAATAAGTGAGTTTTTTGCGCGTACGCCAAGACCAGAAAGTATTGCTGCTTCTTTATAATTCGTATATACAGGGTGCCAACCGTGAATGCCACTTGCCTGCATTATTTTTTCAGCTTCGTTATATAGGGTGTAATCCCAGGTATGACCTTGTTTTATAAGTACTATGGCATTTGTTGGGCCAAAGCGTATA